ATTTACGTTGAGAATCGTCGTCTAATCACTCGTGCTCCTGACCAGATTGAAGACATCAAACTAGTCATTGAATTCTGATTCAAATACATATTTAAAAGATCCCCCGATTAATCGGGGGATTTTTTTTATCTCTATAAATACTAGGGACTAGATACTAGTATTTGGCGGAGTACAATGCCACAGAAGACTAACCTAAATGTAAATCCTTATTACGAGGACTTTGACGCGAAGAAGAATTTTTACAAGATTCTATTCCGTCCTGGATACTCTATTCAGAGTAGGGAATTAACTCAGGTACAATCAATTCTCCAAAATCAAATTGAAAGCTTTGGTAAGTATGCTTTCAAGCAAGGAGAACTTGTAATTCCTGGGGAAGTTGGTCTCAACACCAAACTAGACTACGTTAAATTATCTTCTGTTTCTGAAGTCGCTGTATCAGAAGGCGATAGCATTGTATACAAAAAATACGATATCGGTCAATTAGTAGGTCAGCAAGTCATTGGTCTCACTTCTGGTGTCACTGCTACTATTTTAACAACCAAATTAGCAACAGAAAGTACAGCAGATACTTTGTTTGTTAGTTATGTCAATAGTGGTAACTCTAATACAGAACCCACTTTCCGTCAAGGTGAAACTCTAGAGGTAGTAGATGGTGTCAACACACCACTCTTAGTTGTTGGTACTGATGGCAGCGTTCTACCTACTAGTATTGAAGTTACAAATCCAGACACTGGAGAAGTTACTTCACTAGAAAGTCCTGCAATGGGATTTGGTTCTGCTGTTAAAGTAGAAGAAGGTATCTATTTTGTCAATGGATATTTTGTTCGCAATGATGAATCATTGCTAGTTATTGAAGAATATTATAACAAACCATCTGCAAAAGTTGGTTTTACAATTAAAGAAGAAATTGTAACACCAGAGGCAGAAGCAAGTCTTTATGATAATGCTATTGGTTCTGCAAACTATACAGCTCCTGGAGCACATAGACTAAAAATTAGTCTTGAGTTGAAAGAGTTTGCTCTCAATGCAATTACGGATAAGAACTTTATTCAACTCCTTACTGTTTCTAGAGGAGTTATTCAAAGAAAGATTGAGTCTACTGACTTTAGTGTACTAGAGCAAACTCTAGCTCGTAGAACTTTTGACGAAAGTGGTGACTATGTTGTAGATAATTTTTCTGTTGATATTAGAGAATGGGCACAGAAAGATGGCAACAGAGGTATCTACGGTGCTGATGAATTTGGTCTTTACAATGGTAAGTCTGCTAGCGAATCTGCTAGAAAGATGGTTGCCAGCATTGGTCCTGGTAAAGCATACATCAAAGGATATGAGATTGTCAATAAAGAGACAAAATATCTTGAAATTAATAAAGCAAGAGAAAGTCTTTCTAGTGACAATGTAAATCTAAAGAGCAAAGGTCTACCAACATATAGCATTACTAACGTTTTTGGTAGCGTTCCTTTAAACAAAGAAGGATCTGAACTAACAGCATATCCTGATGTCTTCTTATATTCTACATTTAATGATGGATCTATTGGTCTAAACAACACAGAACTTCCAACAGATCATAGACAAACAATTAATAGGAGAGGTAAAATTTTTGGAGTAAATGATGGTGTAAAGACTATCACTTTACAGATTACCAATACAGTCACTCTAATTGGTGCAGTTACAGATTCAACTTTCCAAAGTCAATTTGGAGAGCTCTTCTTTATCAAAACTAGAACTGATCAAGGATCTCCAAGTGCTGTCAGTTCTTTTAAAACATTGTCATTTGCGACAATTAATAAACCATTAATTAATCAATCAGAATCTGTTCAGTTCCTAGAATTAACTATTTTTGGTGATAAGAACGAATTAGAATTATTGATGCTTGAATATGATTTATCTGACAATGAATATAAGAGAAGAATTTTCTTATCTGAAGCAGATGCAAATACTAACAATAATGAGTTTGGATTTATTGTAGATTATTCTGATACGATTACTCCAGTTATTGGTAAAACAAAACCAAGTAATTTCTTCCTACAGAATAGAGGATCTGGATTTAATTCAGACTCTGATATTGTTCTTTCCAAAGGTCGCTTAGAGGCTGGCACTAGTGCCTACAATAGCACATTTGGATATTCATATTTTGACCCTCAATTTTTTACAAAAATTGTTTTGGAGACTATTCCAAGTGGTGTAAATGCTTTTGATGAAGGAAAATATGTTTTTGGTATTGATAGTAATGCATATGGAGTAGTAGAAGGATCTTCATCTGGTGTTTATACAACTGGAAAACTTCTATTTGTAAAAACTCTTTCAGGAAGATTTCAGTCTGGTGAAACAATTAGAGATGAAGATGGAAATACTGTAAAAATTGCAAAAGAAAATACTATTTCTCACTTTGTCGTACAAAATAGAGGTTTGGGATATGCAGATGGTGTATCTCTGTTAATTAATGGTCAAGAGTTTGATGCTTCTAAAATTACTTTAGGAAAAACAACTGATGGTAAAATTTATAATGCGACTATTACAAATAGAAGAGCAGTAAATCTTGAGTATGCTCAACCACCAGCAATTACTGTACAAAATCCAGAAGGAGCAACAACTCCAAATTCTGCAGCTGCAGTAGTACCAGTTTTATTTAAAAATACTGTTACAACATACACACCACAAAATGTTAAATCTATTGGTTGCACATATGGTTCTGGAAACGCGAATACGTTCTCTGCTGATGTTGTAGTTGATAGTCAAACTTATTCTGAAATTAAATCCGTAACCAACTTTACATTTTTTGGATCTCAAGGATCCAGTTATGTTGAGTCAACAAGCTTTAGTGCTGATGCATCTACTATTCTTCAGCAAGGGGATTTGATTCAATTCTCTGATGATGACAACAATCTAGTTCGTGCTATTGTACAATATGCAACAAAACAAGAAGGCGCATCTAAAACTAGAATTTACTTAGATGTTGCTTTACCTGGAGATGTAACAAATACAAGTATTGTACGTTTACGTCCAAAAGTACAGAATACAAATTCTGGAACACTTTTATTCCCAACTGGCAGCAAACAGGTTTCGCAAATTTCTACTGGCGGTGAAGATACTAATATTAAGTATTACTTCCGTAGAGATTTTGTAACTACTGCATCTTCTGGTGGTGGTACAATCACATTTGCCGCACAATTGCCATTTGGAACACAAAGATTTGCAGCTTTCAGTGAGAGCAATTTTATCATGACGGTCTTAGATCCTGGTGATGCACCAAATATTGTAAAAGGTGACATTGTATATGTTGCTGATGATGCAGTAGAAATTACTTCTGCTACCGATACTGCCAGTGGTTTAACTTCTGGAAGTATTAGTCTAAATCTACCATCAACTTATTTTGGAACTATTCCTTCTAATGGAACATTCCCTAAACTTAAGTTGACAGCAACTCTTGAAGTTTCTAATGCAAAACCAAGACTCAAGACTGCAGTAAGAAATAAGAGAATTGTTATCACATCTGCTGGTGATCGTATTATTCCATTCAGAGGAACAGATTACGATACTGAAGTTGTAGAAACTTTATCTTACTCAGATGCATTCAAGTTGAGATATGTTTATGAAGGAACGTCATCTCAAGCACCAACTGTTGACAGCGCAGGCAATCTAATTTCTGGTACTGATGTAACAGCTAGATATACGTTTGACAATGGTCAAAGAGATACAATCTACGATGTTTCTCGTATTGTTTTAAAACCAGGATTTGAACCAGCTGCTGGTCAATTACTCATTGCATTTGATTACTTTGAGCAGTCTCAAGGTGACTTCTGCACAATTGACAGTTACTTACATGAAGCAGGTGTTCCTGAAGATGAAATTCCATCATTCAATTCTTCTGTCCACGGAAACCTAGAACTTAAGAATGTTATTGACTTTAGACCAAAAGTAGATAGCACCGCTATTATTCCTGGTTTCCTCAATAAGGCATCTT